CTTATCTACGTCCATACAGATTAGACCAGAGTGCCGCGTTAGATCCTTACTCGATCTCTTAGAGAACTGTCCGCTAAACATTACTGCGGGTAGGTTTCTCTTTAGCTCCGAAGCGCGATCTAGATCTCCTGCTTCCGTAGCTTCTCTTACGGCTGTTACGTTTTTAGCGAATCGTCCGCTTCCGCTTCGAATCCAGTCGATAATTTTTTCGAGGGGGAAGTCCTTAGTCGTCGTGCTTCTCGCCTGTTCAACGATACTGATAAGAGTTCTTCCATAGTCTTCTGTCGTGTTAATTCTTTCTCGCATGCTAGTTTGTCGTTTAGTTCTTTTAGGGTTTTTATAATTTCGGATTTCTTCATAGTCAGTTAATATATTAAGTGAGATATATGTAGTCCGCTCGCGGTTCCGCAACAGGCACCTGTCGCGTAGATTATTTTATCGGATAGATTAGAGAAGGCTACTCTCTGAGTGTTGAAGCACCAGATTAGAGATATAAGAAAGCCGACGATTATCGCTCCTGTTAATTTGTTATTAGCGATCTGCCAAGTATTAAGACAGATCAGGGTTACTTGAAAGTAGGCATAGATAAAAGTTATTAGCCTATCCTTCATCCTTCCTCCTTCCGTATTCTGCTATGAGCGCAGCGTCTACGAATCCGTCGAAGTCCTTCTTGCTACGAAGAGTCCTACGCCAATCTTCTTTAGGCCAAATCTCTTTAGCGCAAATCGTAGCGGCAGCTTTCGTATCGAACTTCTCCTTCATTCCTTTTGGCTTAGAGAAGAACTCCTTCTGCCAAGTCCTAGCGGAGACGCATTTATAGCGGATGTTATTAGATACTAGAAGAGCTTTAATAATGGCGAAGGAGTAAGTCATAGATCGTAGTCCTGCCGCGCTAGGAGCGTGTGGTCCAGGATCTTCGACTATCGCGTAAACGAAGTCTCTCTTAAACTCGCTATTGAAAAAGGAAGACAGGGCCTCGATGTCGATAGATCTCTTCTTCGATTCCTTTATAGTAGGCATCGAGATTTTATCTAAGATCCTATCGTTCTCTAAAGATACGATAGCTCCATCGAGACCGCAGTCTATTCCTAAGAATCGAGTCATTCTCTTTCGCCAGTTTCTAGGATAAGACGATTCTTAATACGTCCTATCTCCTTCTCTAGAGACTCGACATCTTCTTCGAGTTCCTTGTTACGAGTCGTTAGAGCGTCGCAAGCTTTCGACATTACAGATAGTCCTTTCTCTAAGATCTTCTCTGCGCTCGCGTGAAAGACTCCGTTACTTCTTTTAGCTACATCCATATTATTTAATAATTCCTTTCTTGGTTAATTGTTTCTTCCACTTATAGTAAGTCGTAAAATGAACTCCGCTCATCTCACAAACAGCCGGTTTAGTAAGCAAAGGATTAGCTTTAGAAACCCTCTCGACTTCCTTAATATAATTATGCTTATCCGAATCGGATAGGCTATAAGACAGGCGATGTGAGTCCTTAAAGACTTCCGCAGTTCCGTGTTCTTCTTCGCATCTATCATTCGTTTCGATCTCCTGTTCGATTCTATCTGCTGCCCATCGGACGAAGTTAGATATCGAAGTAGTATATGAATCATGGTGACTAGACATATATAGTTAGTTGGTAATTTAGACTTTAATATCTAAGAGATTCTTCTGAGATATTAGGATTCTATCGATCGAGCAGAGTCTCTGTTCGATTCGATCACGACGGATAGCGAGCATCTCGCGCTCGTTAATAAGCTTCCGCATCTTAGCGGCTACTCGTTCTTCTAGGTTAGTATTAGCATCCATTTAATCCTAGCTCCTCCTCTATAGCTTCTAGCGTTGCTTTATACTGCTTCCGATCCTCTAGCTTCCTATCGGTATGCTTTAGAGCGTAAGTAACAGAACTCCTATCGCGACCGAAAGATCGAGCGATCTCCTGATCGGATAGATATAGATGATCCTTCGCTATCCTATAACAAAGGTTTCTGGCTAGGACTACGGAGTTATGACGAGAAGATCCTCTAAGGATATTAGCGGGCTTCCCCGTTATCTTCTCCGTAGCTTTAATTATGCGGGCGGTATTTAGTAGTCGTTCTTTTATCATGATCGTGGATCGTAGTTTTTTAAGTGTCTCCAGATGGAGGCGATATTAGTTAGTAACTCATATTCTCCTTCGAGCCTTAACTGTGAATAGATTCCCTTCTCGATACGACCAGGCTCCGTAGTAGAGATATAGACGTTAGCTCCTAGACAGTGGTCCAGAGTTCCGAAGGCTGCCATAGCGTAAGCGGCTATCTGCGTAGCTTGGTAATCGAACGGAGTAACCTTAACTCCTTCTTTCGTCTTCTTCGTTTTAAAGTCGATGATGATATTCGAGTTTCCGTAGCGAGCGAGAAGATCGACTCTCCCCGCGTATCCTTGCTCTGTATTTACGACGACTTCCTCTCTACGGATATCCGTAAGATTAAGCGTCTTAAGATACTCGACAGTCGGATCGACATACTGAGCGAGATCCTCTGGAGGAGGAGTTCCGTCGAAGTAAGCGTCTATCGCGTCGTGTATCCTAGTTCCTAGCTTTGCTGCCGCGCTAGTCTCTTCGAAGCTCCTTTCGAGGATACGACTGTGGTATCTCTCGTCTGGTTCTTCGTCGTCTCTAGGAGTCTCTAGAGCCGCTGTAATAGCTTTATTAAGCTTCCAGCGATCTAGACCGGGCTTCGCCATAATTCCGAATAGCGTAGTTACAGAAGGAAGTAAGTTATACTTCCTCGCGTCGCGGAGAGTCGTGTTCCGCTCTCCGTCTCCTTTCGCTTTCTTCATCGTATAAGCAGGAACTCCGTCCTTCGTATACCAATGCGAGCTAGAGAGATCGTTCTTCTTTTCTAATGTTGCCATGTTTTATAAGGGGTTGCGGATAGCGCCGATTAGACGACGCTATCCTAGTTATAATTTAGAACGGGCAGTCCGCGCTATTACCTGTCTCAGGAGCCCAAGCTGCAGGAGCGGAAGCTACGGGAGGAGTAGGAGCTACTTGCGCTCCGACAGATGCTAGAGCGTTACCTACGCTAGCAGGAATAGCTGCAGGAGCAACAGGAGCAGATACTGCTCCGAACTCCGTAGCTGGAACTATCTGCGCGCTATAATCCGCGAGACTAGTCTTCGCTGGAGTTAAGCGAGCGATCTTCGGATACGTGGTTCCCATTTGAGAGACGACGTGTTCTACGGAGATAACCGCTCCCTGTCCTTTTAGAGAACAGTAATCCCATCCGTAGTCAGGAGCTTTCCCTAACCAAGCGGTTAAGAACTTGTAGAGAGTAGACTTCGGAGATCCGCTAATCTTCATCTCGAACGTCTGAACTTTATAAAGTCGTCCGTCCTGTCCTTTAAATCCGAAGAGAAAGCGAGTAACGTCTACGTCCTCCATCTCTTCCGATTGATACTTACGACGCGGAACGGAGAACTCGTCCGCGATGTCGATACACGTAGCGACGTAATCGCCACTAGGAGCTAGCTCGTCGATTTGAAAGCCTGACGAGGATTCGGCTTTAGCTGTTAATACGGCCATATTATTTTATCTATTTTGGTTCTTAGTTATGCGGAGGATAAACTCCGCGAGAGATTAGTTCGGCTTTTACTTTCCGCCAATACTTTAGAGTAGCGTCCTTCTTATATCCGTTAGGGCCGCCGTTATGGATGCGAGCTATATCTTCTATAGTAACGATCCTTCCTAGACGCTTCTCGGTAGCGTAGCGGTCCATATAAGCGAGGAAGATCTTAATAGCTTTATCGCGATCGTAAGCGTCTTCGTGAGTCCAACTTTCGTTGGCGAACTCGTTAGCGTCCGCGACGTAGCAAGCGTGGATCTGTAAAGCTCCGTAAGCGAGTCCGTCGTCTCCGATAGCTCGATCGTTTCCGTTAGATTCGACTGCGATAAGCGCGAGGATAAGTGTCATTATATTCATAGTGTTAGGCTAAGTATAGGGTTCCGTCTGTATCGAATTCAGCGATTACATTATTCTCTTCGAAGCGTCCGTCCTCGAACTCGTCCTCTAAGTCTAAGTAGTCCGCGAAGACTTCTCGCGCTTGCTTCTTAGTTATCGAAAGCTGAGCGGTATCGGATACGTTAAACTGAACTAGGACGAAGCGTTTACTGCTGTCGGAGATTGCTGTTCTAAGCTTCATTATAGACCCGCCTCCTTTAGAATACGATCGTGATTTCTGCGAACGAATTTACATCCTTCGAGAGCGTGATCTACTTCGATCTCGAAGTTAGTATCTTCCTTCTCTAGCTTTAAGTTAATCGAAGCGATTTGAGTATCTAGATTCTGTAACTTATTAGGATTATTCTTATGTCGATAATGACTAAAAGGATAAGCTCCGCGATGAGAGTCGTCGATATAGTTAAAGGAGAAAGCTACTCCGTCGATAAAGATATCGAAGAACTTAGAGTCGAACTCGTCCTTGTAGGTGTTGTATATTTCAATTTTCATAGGTCGTATTAGTATTAGGATTAGAGAGATTCGATTACTCGAAGGATAGAAGGAAGAGCTACGAATACTACGAAGAGTAGAGCGTAGGAGCGTGTTAGTTTTTCGAGGAGAATAGTCATTGGTCGTATTATTTTTATAGTATTATCGAGACGAGAATCGCGTCGATATAGGAGAGTAAGTCGGAGAGAAGGGCGCGAGTCAAGGCTCTATTCTCATGTTTTCCTCCACTTATCTTCGCAGAGATATCCTCCTCTACGCTTCGCGTAGCTCCTAGCTTCTTCCTTAGAGTAAGCTAGATAGCTTCCGATCTTATAAGATCCTACTTCGCTAAGAGGATAAGCTATAGGAACTCCGATTCTATATCTCTTCCTATTTTTTCGTCTCTTAGGATCTTCGACTTGTAGTATTCCTTCGTCGATAATTTTATCGATAGCTCGCGTCCTCTTCTTACCCTTTACTAACCAAAGTTGGTCGATCTTCATTCGGCTACTACTTTGTATCCAGTCCTTAACTTCTCCGTCCTTGTAGGTAAAGATATGTCCTCGAACGCTTATAATATAAGTTCCGATTTTCGGAAGTCCTAAGAGAGCTTTATAAACTGTCTTACCTACATATCGAGTTCTAGTTTTAACGCGGAGAGTTTGATCGAACGCTTTATGGATAGTCGCCCAAGGTGTACCTCTTCCTAGTCTCCTACCGAAGTAAGACATAATAGCTTGCGCTTCTTTATACTCGTATCCGCCCGCGTGTTGTAACGCTCTTACAGCGCAGTCTCGATTATCTCCCATCTTACTTCTCCTCCTCTCTATCGATCCGCTCTCCGTTGCGGATAACTTTATCTCCCCAGTCGGTAGACTTTAACGTCATACCCTTGTCGGAGGTTTGAGTTCTTACCATCTGCATGGTAACCCAGTAGGTGACTTCTTCGACTTGCTTTAAGAAGTCCTTCGAGACTCTCGTCTTCGAGTTATCGTCGTAGTCGTTAGCCATCTCTAAGGCTAACTTCTTTAGTGCTTTCCTGTTAGTAATCATAGGTCGTATTTTTACTGTTTAGAATTAGGAAGAGTTCCTAACTTTCGAACTACAGTATAGCAGCACCTGTTTGAGAGTCAAGGTTATTCTCAAACGGCTGCACGCGCCTATGCTAGTATCTATCGGACTTCGGAGCTATTTAGTCGTCTTCGTCTTCGTCTTCGTCGAGCCAAGATCGATCGACTTCTTCGTCGTCTTCTTCGTCCCAGTCTACGTCGAACTCTTCGTCCGCTTTTCTTTCTTCCTTTAGCATATCGAGAGCTTCTATATATAGAGCCTTCTCGACTAGAGAGTTATTCGCTTCGTGCCAAATGCTTCCGTCCTCATACTGGACCACGATAGCATAGTTCGGAAAGTGTTCTCCTAAGATAGCCTTAGCTTTTTCGAATCCGTCTTCCGTCGCCTGCATCAATAATAGATTATATGTTAATCGATCAGGTCGCATATTCTATAATCTTCTCTGCCGATTTGTATTCGTCCGAAGCGTCGCACGTTAGATCGATCTTAGATTCGTCGATAGGTTGCTCGCTCGCGTGTCCGTCTTCTCCGTATTCGTGTCCGTCTCTCTCTAGTCGGATAACAGATCCTCCTAGATTAGATACCCAGTCCGCTTCGTTATCGAATCTGCAGTCGTCGATTACGACTATATCTACTCCGTCGGACTTTGCTTCTTCTATCTTCTTAGACATCGCCCAGAGCCAGATGCCTTCGCTAACCATTCCTCGACCCCACTCCGTTCCTAGAGTCTGTAGTAGTTCTCTCGCGCTTTTTCCTAATCCTTCTATCGGACTTTCCTTTAAAGAAGGATGATGCAAATTGATACTCTCGATTCCGATCGCTTCGAGCATCGATCTCATCGGTTCCGCGAAAGACATTATATAGACTATCTTATCTACGTTATCCGCTATGGCGTTCGCGACAGTAGTTTTTCCTACAGTCTTCGGTCCAGTTAGCGCGATAATCCTCATACAGTTTTAAAGTGTCTCGTTAGTAGTCCTTCGCTCTTATGGTATTCGAACGCGCTCGCTCCTTTCTGCGATCCGATATAACCAGAGTTCGCGTGCCAAGCGTCCGTCGCGCAGAGAGCTTCGAGGAACTCTACTACGAGTCCGCTCTGCTCGTCGATAACGACGGGAGCCATAGACTTCTTATGATGAACGTGTCCGCATTTTAGATGCCGATACTTAGTCGCCCCCCATTCTTTAGCGAACTCTGCCGCTATAATCAAAGGCCACTTCACGGCAGGAACTCGATCTCCGTGCGCCCAGACGAGAAGATTATCTCCCCAGATAAGATGCTTACGGGGATTAGGATTCGTCTTAACTTCGATATTAGGACAGTTCGAATAGAAAGCTTCTAGGACTCTTCCTAGCCATAATTCGGAGTGAGCGGAGTGGTTACCCTCTAGGACTACGATCTCCACGCTAGGGGCTATTCTCGCAGCTATATCGACGCATTCTCGACAAGCGGAGATAATATAATCGACTATCCTATGATAACGTCCGTCCGCGTCTAGGACGTGTCCGCTCGCTGGAGTCTGATTAGATCGATTATCGACGTGTAACATATCTCCTCCGAAGACTAGAACGCATTTACTAGGACTATCCGCTCGATCCGCGAGAGCTTGCGTAGCTTCGATCATACGACGCGACGCGATATCGCAGTCGTAGTTCTCGTCTAAAGTCTCCTTCTCGTCCGCATACATGCCTACGTGCGCGTCGTAGATATCTATCTCGAATAGAATATCGTCTCTCGATCTCTTCTTTATCTTAGGAGCTTTGCCCTTCCCTCTAGCTTGGTCGCAGAGTCCTTCGACTATATCGCTTAGAAGCTCGATAGAAGGAAACTGTCTCCTCCATTCCTGAACTACTTCTCCTTGAGCGTTATACTGAACAGTAGAGTTAGCTACTTCGAGATGATTGGGCGTAGGAGCTTTAGAACGCCAAGGAACTTCTCCTCTAGCTTCTAGCAGCTTTATAACTTTCCTTAGATTATTCCTATCCTTTCCTAGCAACTTAGCTGCCCCAGAAAAGCTTCCCGTCTTAATATAAGCGTCTACTATCTGCTGTTGGTTAGGAGTCATCTATATGGATCGATATTCGATATCGATCGTCTGTAAAGCGTTAGCTAATTACTTAACCTGCGAAGATCCGAAGTAGAAGCCGACGATAGCTAGAGTCGTCTGTCTTACCTCTGGTAAAATAACGTATCCGCTAATCTTTTCCCATTTAACAGTTTTAAAGAATCCGAAGAATCCGTCCGTCTCTCGACTGACGCTGACTCCGACATCAGTAAAAGCGACGACAGTCGGAACCACGATAATAGCGAATAGGACTACGCAAGTAATAACTCGACGCATTAAAGCTCCTCCTCTAGCTGCAGCTTCGTTTGCGGATACGTCCGCTACTTTCTGCTTCGCTAGAGTCTGCTCGAATAAACGCGCTTGTGTCTCCGCTTGGTTAGCGATCATCTTCATTATAAAGCCGCTTACGCCGCCTCCTAGTAGTGCTATTATTTCTGGAGTCATACTACTTCTTTCTAAGCTCTCTTATTACTTTCATAGCGGAAGCTATCATATAAATAAAAGTCGCGAGTCCTACGCAGAAGCCGAGTGCTTCGTTAATAGGAGCCAATTCGATAGTGGCTATAAAGCCTCCTGTTCCGATTGTAGATTTGTATATAATATCATTCATTAAAAAGTATCCTTGTCGAAGACCCTGTATTTGATTTTTAGTTTTACGCTGACAAAATTATCTGGAAAGACGTTTGTTGCTCCAGCTCCATTAGTCGCTCGAATAGTCATAGGAACATCAAATCTATAAATTCTTGCAAGGTCTGGAACA